CAATATTTGCGGGATTCTTCAGTATGTGAAGATTTACCACCATTCGCATAATATGCTGATAGGTTCTCAGAACTACGAAGTTTATGAATAGTAACTTCATTAAGTTCATCTCTACTATCAATCTCTTTTTGAGAAACACCTATGGGTTGAATCTGAAACTTACCTATTGAATTAATATCCATAAGAACCATCTAAGTAAAGGCAGTTAACTAAATACTCATCGTTAATGGTAACAAAGATAGCATTGAGCTTTTTGTTAACATAGTAAACACTATCTGAATAGTTAATGTTACGCAGTTTGGATATCAATGTAGGATACGGAATAAACTTACGATTAACATCTTCAGGAACGAATCGTTCTGATTCTGAAAGAATGTTTTCAATGTCAGATAAGTTTACATTATTGAAGCGTTGTTGTAAACGCTCCATAAAATAATAGTTGATTTGAGGTTTGTTGTTTTTCATATCATTTATCAATTGTTATACTAGTATACGGCAAAAAATCCACATTTCCAAATTATTTTAAAACTTTTTTTAAAATATTTTTCAATGGGAACAATACGAACCATACTGAAAGGATAAAAAATACTTTGTTCATTTGAGGTTTGTTTATCAATTACTATACTAGTATACGGCAAATATTTCACATTTCCAAATTTTATGACTAATTTAGAATGATTCTAAATTGTAAAAAGTTTTTCTGAAAATTGATGTTTGGATTTTTTTGTAATATTTATTAATGTATGATAGAGAGAACCCACTATAGTTCTGTCCTTTATACTAAATGTTGTAAGTTCCATTGAGGATACTGAACTTACCGAGAACTATATTCTGGGTTAGAAATCCACACTACGGAGGTTAGAAGCCAAAGAGTTCAATACACACCGACAGGTCCACCTTAAACTCTTACCACAGAAACTAAACTCGTTAAAAAATAGATAGGTAGTAATCTTGTTAGATGTATTGTTAGTTACTACTGAAATATGGTGCTGGAAAGAGAAATTTACAGTTTCCCTAATAGGTGAGTTGTATCCAAAAACCTAATCCCTTACTTTTTTAAATAAATTATAATATGGAAAAATTAGATACTACAGGTTGGAGTAAAGAAAAGATAGAAGCATATGAACAAAATCTTTCAAAAAGAAAGATGGAAATAGAAATGGAAGCATTTCTGGATATATTATTAAAAAAATATTCTAAAAATTAATTAAAAATTGTTGTTTGAGTTTTTTCGTGATATTTATATACAGATGATAGTTTTATTGCCATTTTACTATTATCTCTATAGGTATTTTTACTTTACTGAGGGGGAGGGAAACCTCCCCCAATACCTAAAAAATGTATGATATGATAAAAGAAGAAATAAAAAACATAGAAGATTTCCCTGATTATTGGGTAAGTAATAAAGGAAATTTTTATTCAACACGCTTTTCTGCTAAGCACAATCCTAAATGTGAATTGTATAAATTAAAACTTTGGGATAAACATCCATCAGGTTATCTAAATGTTGGAATGTATAATAAATCAGGTGTAGAAAACAAAACTTACTTTAGAACACATAGATTAGTTTGGGAAAACTTTGTTGGTCCAATTCCAGAAGGATATGTTGTTGACCATATCAACAATGATAAGAAAGATAATAGATTAGAGAATTTACAATTGTTGACACATAAAGAGAATGTGCTAAAATGGCACAGGGTAGATAAACCTAAACAAAGAAAGAAAACAAAATGTGCGTAGGTGATTGGTTAGAAAGAATTATTCATTACCTCACCATAGGGTTCGGTAAAAGAATAGCAGTTAAGGTAGCAAACTTCTTTGGATTTGAAGATTGTGGATGTTCAGAAAGACAAAGAAAGATTAATGATTTCTTTAAATGCAAAAAAGACATTAAATTATTTTAAGTTATGGGAAGAAAAAAGAAAATAGATTTTTCACCTTTGTTAGAAAACGAATGGGAAGAGGCATTGAATATTGTAAAAGTAGTTAAGGATAGAATTCCTACAGACTTAGCAGGAACTGTATGGTATCTACACTTAAAGATTAGTAATACAAAAGAACCTCAACCCTGTATGTGTGGTTCATCAGGAAAGCATTGGTTGCGTGCATTCACCACCATCAAAGAGTTTGTCCAAAAAGTAAATGGATGAGAACACTAAACGAGTAGAACTATTACACCTCAAACATAGAACATGGCTTGAGCAAGTTGCCTTTAATATAACGAAGGACAATGATGAAAGTGATGATTTACTCTCTGAACTTTATGTTTACCTATTAGAGAAAGGAAATGAAGCAATATGGTATGAGGATACATTCAATCTTCAGTATTGCCGCTCATTTATTATGACAAGATGGATAAATAGAGTTAAAATAAAGAATAGGTTTGTGGAAGGTTCAGATGTTGAGACAACCGAAGAAGAATACAACATAGAAGAAGATTTAAGAATACAAAGAACCTATGATGAATTAATAGCAGAACTAAAAAGATTAGAAGGAACTAAAGCATGGGCATCAGCAAAATTAGCAAGTTTATATTGGTTTTCGGAAGATACATTAGAAAGCTTATCATCAAAGATAGGAGTATCAAAAAGCACTACATTCTTAAACGTGAGAAAAATAAGAGAACACTTAAAAAACAAATTAGATAATCCGTTTCAGAAAAATGAAGAAGAGGGTAGGTAGACCAAGAACAAAGGTAACCGATGAAGAAGTTGCAGAAATCAAAAGAATCAATAAGGAGAGATTAGATGAGATTCAATCCAAAGGTTTGGATTATATTGTAGAATTAGCAAAAGAACATTACGGAAGAAACTGGATGAGTGTATTCTCAGGTGAAAATATCTTTTTGCATGCTGAAGTCCGAAAGGAAAGAGACCAATTAAGAGCAGAAGGTAAATACAAATACTCACATGGGTTTTATAGAAAGAGACCTATTGAAAAGTTGGACAAGGATACGGATGAAGTATTAGATACCTATGCAAATGTTGAAGCAATTAAGAATGAGTATGGGTGGAGTGATGGACAGATAGCATCCGTAATAGCATGTTGCACTGGTAGATACGATTCTTACAAAGGTTTTAAATGGAAGTTTGTTACTGATGATGAAGAATGATATATGGTTGGACAAGATTAATAGAACTATAGGTAATACTATAATAAAAAATAATCACTATAGTGGGACTGTAAATGCAGGAACAAAATATACATTAGGTGTATTTCATAAAGATTATGGATTATGTGGTGTAATTCAGTTAGGGACAGGTGTTAACCCATCTAAAACAAAAGATTGGGTAAAGGGAACAAACACTAACGAATTCTTAGAACTAAACCGATTATGGGTAGGTGATGAGTTAGGAAAGAACTCAGAATCACACATCCTTTCTCTTATGATTAAGTGGGTAAAGAAACACAATCCTAAAATCCAATGGTTGGTTTCATTTGCAGATGGGGCAGAAGGTAAAGTAGGAACAATATATCAGGCATCTAATTGGGTGTATAGTGGATACAATCATAGAGGTGGAATTTGGTATGACAAAGATGGTAATCGTTATCACGGAGTTAAACTACACCTATTGTATGGAGATACTAAACGAAAAACATTAGAAGAGCATTTAGGAACTCCCCTATATAGAGTGGTTGGTGGACAATTCAGATACTTCTATTTCTTAAACCATAAATCAAGAAAGAACTACATAGGCAAAACCAAACCCTATCCAAAGCATTCAGAATTAAGAAAATACTTAAAGATTAAAAAAAGTAATTGGGAAACGGAAGACCTTTGGGATGAATTCAATAAATTATTATCTAATAAATGAAAAACATAAGTGAAAGACAAAAGAAGTTCTTAGAATTTGCTTTGTATTTGGATAAAACAAATAAAGTTCGTTTACCTGCTATAGTTCATACACACTTTACTATTATTAATGAGACAGGTATGTATGAAGAATCGGATGGGGAAATACTAAACCTATTTACTAAAGAAATCTTTAGTAACGAAGGTGTAAAAGAGGAGTGGAAAACACTACTATAATATATACATATATATACATTGAATACTAATACACATACCTTTGTTATATATTTAAATAATATAGGATAATACTATGCCATTTGAAAAAGGACATAATTTAGGTAAGGGAAGACCAAAGGGAGCAATCAATCGTTCTACGGAGCAAGCTAAGCTTACGCTTGCAAGATTAGCAAACAAAGGGTTGGACAATATTACGGAAGATATAGATAAGATAAGAAAAGAAAATCCAATCAAAGCAGCTGAGATTTATTTGAAGTTATTGGAGTATGTAGTTCCCAAATTAAAATCAATTGATATGAAAGTAGATGCAGAAGTAAATGCAAAAGTAGAGAAACTACAAATTGAAGTTATACAAAGAGATGGAGATACTCTTAAAGATTTAAAAAATCCAACATTAATGGGAGGAGATGGTAAACCGTTATATCCAAAGGTAGAAGATGGAGATAAAGATAAAGACAAGTAGAACATTTACGGATATTCTTAATGGTGGGAGAATTGTAATACTGCAGGGGGGAACTCGTAGTGGTAAATCTTATTCAGCCGTTCAGTATTTAGTGGTTAAAGCTTTGGAAGAAGCTGATACCTCTATATCCATTGTTCGTAAATCCTTTCCATCCCTCCGTATCTCAACTCTAAGAGACTTTCGTTCTATTATGAAGGGATTGGACATATGGGATGAAAATCGTTGGTATGCTTCAGAAAATCAATATACATTCGCTAATGGTTCAACCATAGAATTCTTATCAGTTCAGGATGGTGAAAGAAGAAAAGGAACAAAGAGAGATTATCTTTTTGTTGATGAAGCAAATGAATTGTCATGGGATGATATGTTCCAGCTCTTTATTAGAACTACAAACAAAACCATAGTAGCATACAACCCATCGTTTCCAACAAACCATTGGATATATACTCAAATGCTTACACACCCCGAAGCAACACGCTACATCTCCACATATATGGACAATCCTTTTTTGGAAGATGATATCGTTAAAGAGATTGAAAGATTAAAAGATACCTCACCATCGTATTGGAAGACATACGGATTAGGATTAGAAGGTATGGTAGAAGGATTGGTATTTGATAATGTTAACATTGTAGATTACATACCTGAAACTGCTGAACTATTGGGATATGGGGTTGACTTTGGTTTTACGAATGACCCAACCGCAATCATTGCTCTTTGGAGGTTTGACGAAGGTATTTTATATGATGAGATATGTTATGAGAAGAATCTATTAGCAAATCAAATCGCAAACTTTATCAGAGCAGCATATAACCTATTCGGAAGAAAGGAAGTAATAGCAGATTCATCAGACCCACGTTTGATAGAAGAGATATTCAGAAGTGGTGGAATCAACATTAAACCAGCACTCAAAGGACCTGATTCTATTATGGCTGGTATTGATACCCTAAAGCAACACAAAATACACATAACAAAGAGTTCAACAAATTTGATTGATGAAATGTATTCTTATGTGTGGAAGAAAGATAAAAACGATAACCTATTGAATGAGCCCATTGATACGATGAACCACGCAATTGATGCTTGTAGATATGTGGGTAGTTGGATGTTATCAAACAAAAAGAAGAACTATGGCACATATGCCATATCAATTAGATAGATTATGAATATAAACGGAGTTGAAGTAACTGAAAACGATTATGTTGAATTGGCTAGATGGGCATCCCATTTAGAAAGAGAACTAAATAAATTGATAGAAGAGAGTAAGGAATTAAAATCTAATCTCCTTGCGGTAATCCATCAAAGAAACTCTTTACATAAGAAATTAGAAGAAATAAAGCAAGACTCTACATTGGGTAACTTAGAAGTAATCCAAACTGAGATTGTAGCATCTTCTGATTTAATCAATCCAGAACAATACCGAATCGCAGAATACAAACCAAAGAAAATAGATATAAATTAAAATGAAAGTAGATATATTAGTAGCAAGTAATCAACCAGCGAATTGGTTAGATATTGTAACGGGAGAATGTAGGTCTTATCCTATACATCTTGTAAAGATTGCTAAAGAGGATTTAGTGTTGGACATCGGAGCAAATGTAGGAGGGTTTTATAGAGCTTGGAGATTTATATCTGATAATTGGGAAATGGTAGAACCATCCACATATAATTGTGAACAAATCAAAACCAACACACCAATCACTCCTATACAAAGAGCAGTATATCACACATCAGATGATATCCTACAATTACAAAATTATTACAACGATGGTGGTGATACCCTTTCAGGCAACTTTGGAACAACCCAATACCTAAATACGGATAACAATCACGGATGGAGAGGAGAATACGAAGAAGTATCTACTATCTCTTTTGATGATTTGGTTAAAGGTAGAGAAGTTGGTTTACTTAAAATAGATTGTGAAGGAGCAGAGTATCCTTTTTTGATGAATGCTGAACTATCTACTATCGGATATATAGTTGGTGAGTTCCACAACTTTTTAGGTAAGCAGAAGCAAGATTTACTTTTCTCTCATATAAACAAAACACACACCGAAATCTATACTGATGGTAATGGTGTTGATTCACACTTTGTAAAGTTATGGCAACGAAAGAATTAAAGATAACAGTTCCAAAGGATTGGTCAGCAATCACTTTGAGAGAATACCTCCGATTTCAAAAGGATTTGGAAATCTATGGAGAAGAGGAAGCCGGGTATATGGCTTGTTTACTACACCATTTCTGCAAAGTTCCAACGGATTACATTGGGCAATTGCCATCGGATATGTATGGTGAGATTAAAGTGGATTTGATGGAGTTTAT